GGATAGATCGCCATTAGAATGGGATGTACTGTGTGTCGCCGCCGATTAGCTCAACACGATCCTCAACGTCCTGAATGGTAACGAAGAAGGTGTCGGACTGAGCAGCACGACGGCTCTTGTAATTGGAGACGGCAACAGTTCTTTCGGCAACTGCGCGTACATCGTATCCACAGTCTGCCCCGGCAGTAATGTCGCCGGAACCTCTTGACCGTCTATAAGAAGAGTTACTGTCCGTTTTGTTGGCGTGGTGAATAAGTACAACTGCCGCCCCTGTTTTGCGAGCGAGGGGCTTAAGAGCATCATTAAACAGCGTTGCCATAGCTCCCGCATTGTTCTCATCCTCCGTATGGAATCGAGTCAGGCTGTCCAAGATGATTAGTTCCGGGTCGTAATCCAGCGCCTCGGTCACGATATCATCTGCCTGCTTGTCGAGGCGGATATTCTCGTTGGAGAGGTAGCGGATATTCTTTGCGATCTCCGGGTTCAATCCGAGCCTGTGCAGCCTGTGGTAGATCAGGTCTTGTGGACTCTCCTCGTCGATATAGAGGACGCGCCCGTGCGTTAGAACATCCCTTTGTAGGAATGTGGGGGCATTGCCTGCTACTGCGATAGCCATGCCCATCGTGATCCATGACTTCCCGATTGATGGCTCGCCAATCAGCATATGGATATCCCCACCGCAGATCATATCCTCAATGATCCATCTGACAGGCGGGGGATCGGCCGTGAGGTCCAGCACGGTGAAGCGACTCTCTCCGGGGGATGGGACGCGATCCACGATAGTGCGGAGATCGTCCAGCCCATATGTCTCGAAGAATTCACACACATCGTTGATTTGATTTGGCAGGTGGACTCGCCGCGCCCGTTTCCCGAGCGCCAATCGAATTTGTGTCCAGGCATGATCGACACGACCCGCTACTTTATAGTCACCGTCGTTGTCGAGAATTACCCAAATCTGCTCAGCTTGTGTGAGATCCTCCGCCATGCGGTCGTCCCAAGTCTCAATACCCGGAAGGCCGATAACCCCGGTGTCTGGATTGTCACCGAGTTCCTGGCGGAGCTTCATCGTGTCCGTCTCACCTTCTACGAGAAAGAGATTCTTCTTTAGGCTATCTCGTAGATTGAACAGGCAGGGAGGTACACCTTGCTCCCATCTGAAAGATCGAGTGCCAGAAGGGATGCCCTGCCTTTTCTTCGTACCATCACGATACGGGAAATGGATACTTCCGTCGTTTCCCATTTCGATTCCGAAGTCGAATACAGACTCGGACGTGATTCCTTTTTCCTCGAACCACGCGAGAACCTCAGGAGTGAGGCTAGTTTTTTCACTCAACAGTTCTCCCATTAGATGACCTTAAACACTTTGAGAAAGATGGCCGAGTTGATGCACACCGTCGTAAGTGCTGCGGCGGTACGGAGCAACTCGAACCATACCCTCTGATGCTTAGTGAATGGGAGGGGGTTAAGTTCTCCCTCCATTTACACGCCTCCTGATCCCGGCTGGTGACAGCCGTTGGGTGTTCAACTCACCGATGGGAATACCCATGCTGGTCTTTGGCTTGACTAGAGCGGCGAGGTCCTTCAACGCCTGCCTCCAATCGCCGGTAGCATGGATTGCCTTGTCGTCAATGTACGCGATGCCTCCGGGCTTCCAGGGCTTGTCCCAAATGGGGAGATCCTGCAATCCCTCCTCGGCAAGTCGCGCCCTAACACGGTTGAGTTCCTCGGCTTTATCCCGCTCGGGACGGGGAGTGGTCTCATCCGTTTCCACAGGGGCCAGTCGGGTCGAGTAGAGCATGACCTCGTAGCCATTACCCTGTAGAGTACGGATGAAGTTAGCAGCCCCAGGAAGCCACTCCCCGAGTCCGGGCCACTTGAGGGCGAAGATTGTGCCGTCAATGTCCACGACGACACGGTTCTTCCCGCTTCCGATATGCTTAGCCATTCGTCTCCTCAAAGAGAACACGGGCAATGAGAGCATACACAGAGATATCCATGAAGGAGTCGATAGCTCCCTCGTTGCTTAGCTCGCCAGTTTGTGCAAGAGTCTGTAGACGCCTAACCTTATCCGTAAGGCGCACCATTGCACCCACCCAAGCGTCGATCCCCCATTCACTCGAAGAGCGTACATTCGCAAATGGGTCATCACCTCGCCCATAATCACGTTGCTTAAGATCATGGAGTTCGCCCGCTTCCTTAAGGAGTTCATGGAAGCGTTCGCTATTCGGATGCCTCGTCGGACGAGTCTCCGTCCACCGTATCTTCGGGGGATTCGGGTTGTGGTTCCCCGAGAGCGGTAGGCCCGTCGATTCTGCTGACACTAATTCCTCCCATCACAGCCTTAGCGATGATCCCCGTGAGCATCTGAACTTCCTTGTGAAGTCTCGCACAGGTATCGAGTGCCTCCAACGTCATGTTGGCATAGCACTCCGTGACCTCTACGAGCTTACCCTCAGTGTAGTCCTGGTCGCAGCGACACTTGTGGACGAATCCATAGCGATCTGCGAACTCATGCTCGGCCTTGGCGTTGAACTCTGCGCTCTGTTGGTCCATGAAAGCAACCGTGGAGGGATCAGGCTCCTCAGCTTCCTCGTCGATTGAGAAAGCAGCCCAATCGTCATCCCCAGGCTCCTCATCATTACCAAAGAGATCATGTACATTATCGTCTGGCAATATACCCTTCCTTGTCGGCCCAGGTGGTCCTACTAATCTCGCAGGCGACACCAATGGGTACTACAGAAGATACCTCAGCGTAGTCCATCCAGAGCGGGACTTCCCGCACGAGCGTCTCGATCTCGCCCTCACGGGCATCGAGTTGAACTTCATCATGGACGACGTTGATTAGGTGACTCTCGAACTCCATTGCAATGAGTCTATCGTCCACTGTGACAAGGGAGTTCCGCATAAGGTCAGCGGCGCACCCCTGTACGAGGGCGTTGAGTTGCTTGTGCTCGGACTCGGGATGGAGTTCCCTTCCGAATAGCGTTGTAATACAGCCCTTCTCAGAGAGTCGCGCGGATAGTGCGGCCTGCACAATTCGTATTCCAGGCCACCGCTGGTGAAAACGATCCAGCATCTTTCGTGCGGCTGGAAAGCCCACCTCAAGCTGACGCATAATCGTCGGCGTCCCTCCCCCGTAGACAAGTGAGAAATTAAGTACCTTTCCGACTTGTCGCTGCTCATCAGTGAGTGTTCCAGATATTCCCAGGGCACCCGCTGCCGATTCGGTATGGAGGTCCTTGCCTGCCTTGATTGCGTCAGCCATGCTCGGATCGCCGAGTACAGCCATATAAAACGCCAGAAGGCGAAGTTCAATTTGGTCATAGTCAAAGTAAAGCAGGGCGTCCAACTTGGGGATGAACGCCTCCTTGACTACCTTATCCTTCCTCGGGATCGTCTGTAGATTCAATGACTAGCCCACCTTCGTTTTCAAGCGCCTCGATCTCAGCTTCCGAAGTCCCATCCGCTTCCGCTTCCGGCTCGGGGGTTTCCGTATAGTTCTTGTGATACTCAAGAATCCACCCTTCAATCAACTCAATTCGGGCTTCGTGACTTACGATGTAATCCCTCAGCGTCGTGAGCATCTTGCCGAGATCGTTCAATTCTCCCTGGGACACGAATGTCCCCGGTACACTACCGTTCTGCTTCGCCACTTGACATCCTTCCTGTTCGCGTACCATGCTGGCGATATGAGGGATGCAGAATGCCACCCCTCTGCTCATCCAGAATGGCTTTTAAGTACGTCCCGTGAATTTTCTTTAGGGTTCTCAGTTCGAGAATTTGCTGCGCGAGGGGGTCGTCAAGTCCAGCGAGAGTTGTTTTGTCGGTGGACTCAAGGGCGACCCCAATAGCGGCGAAAGCCTCTGTAAGCTGCTTCGGACTATTGGGATTGAATGATTCAGACCCAACCCGATCCCTAATATCCATTTCGAGAGCGAGTGCTTTAGATGCGTATTCCCGTGCAGCTTCTTCCACGTATTCGACTTTGACACCCATACCTCGTGTTTCCATTCTGAGGAGAGTAAAAGTAAGTCGCTGCTCAAGTCGGAGGAGTCGAAGTAGATTCTCACTACCCTCAACTTGGGGTCGCAGGATATCGTGCAGCCGAATGGTGAACTCGGCATCCTTTCGGGCATAGGGTTCTATTACCTCCCTCGGGAGCTTGTCATACCCATCTTTCTTCGTCAGCTTTAACCGCCGACGTTCCTTGCGGATTACTTCTTCTTCGTTTGTTTCCTCGCCAAGTAATTCCCGAGCCAGATATTTAAGACCTTTTCGCCTATGCTCATCGAGAAGGTGAGCGAGACACTCTGTGTCATAGACGGCCTCCGGCCGTAACTCATCTGGATCAAGTATTCCCGCCAATGCCAACTTCTGCAAGTCAAATTTGGCGTTGTGGAAGATGAGTTCGTCGGCCCCTGCGAGCCGCTGTCGAATCTCGGCCGAATCCTCAGGTAGCGTGTAGAACTCCGTATGAATTCCATCTGCATCGCTTTCTGCGGTAGTGACAATTACGGCAGTATCAAAGAATGCTACTCCCGTTGTCTCTGTGTCTACCGCCAGTCTAGAAACTCCCGCTTCCAAAGTCATCGCTTCCTGCTTTCGGGGCATATTTGCGGTCAGTTTCAGCAGCAATTTTCCGCTGCACCGCATCTGGCCCAGGCGCCTTACGCTGCTTGGCAATTACCTGCCGCTCGGCCTCGTCCCATAGATACAACCCGATGCCGAATTGGTGCCCGGCTTTCTTCAATGCCTCGGCCAGCGCCGTCTTAAGCGCCTTATCGGGATCATTAGCAGTATCCGCGCCGACACCCGAAGCAACCTTGCCGAGTGCTTCAATCCTGCCGGTAACAACGGCGAGGTATTTCCCGTCGGAAGCCTGCGTGAGATCACTCTTGGTGAGCCGGAAGGACCAATCGGCTCCGAGGACATCATTCAGCCTCCTAATGGTGGCGTCGATGGAAATATAGTCAAGTTTCATTCCCCCCTGAGTACGCTGTTTCACGTCCTCGATGGGAAAATTTTCGCTGAGTTTATCCAATAGCTCGGACATTCAACTCCTTTTCAGTAGGCGTAACTGTCGGCGCAACTTCGGCGTGCCCCTTACGAGGAAAGTACACACCTTCGAGATCGTAGTGACCAATCTTCGTGTTGCCCTGATTCCGACAGTCGCAGAGTGGGGCTTCCCAATCACAGAAAGCCGCCGACCAATGCGGTACGCACACAACATTGAATACGGACTTCGTGCCATCCCAGATCAACTTCTGAACCTTGTCCTGCTCAGGTGCCAGGAGGTCCTCTAATTTATCTCCCCTGGAAAGACCCTCAAATACAGCTTGGACGGCCTTAGAGCGGCTGTGAGCGCGTTCTAGGACCACTTCGGGGGGTAGAGGAGATACCTCTGCGAGTAGTGGCTCGGGAGATTGGGATGTAATCCGGGTGTCAAAGAAGGGGATGTAGACAACTCCCACCGCATTTAGCATGGGAAGTCCCCTTTCGACAAGTGCGTGGAAGTACATTGATAGCTGCCAGATGTGTTCCTCCTTAGCGCCATCGCGCCTCACGAAGAACATACTCTCGCCTTTCACCGTCTTGAGATCCCCCAGGACGTATGCTTCATAGCCGGGGTGGTAGAAGATGTAGTCTGCCGTACCCGACCAACCCTCAGGCATCCATTCGTCCAACTTGACTTCCGTTTCCACTTGCACACCTTGGGACGCAAGTATCCCTTCCGCGTACTTATGCCAGAGGGTTCCAGTCATGTTCCTGAATCCCGATCCGATGCGACGGGGAACGGTAGGCGCTCCGATGGCTCTGAGTTGAACGTGCCGGAGTGAACCGACAAGATCCGTACTCGCATGGAGTTTTCCATCCGGGGGACGCTGATCCGCTTCTATCGCTTCGGTGAGCAGGAGGGGTAGATCAACAGGGAAGAGTTCACCCATATAAGACCTTTCCTCATATTAGCTCAGTAGAGATACTTAAGTACCTCTACTTTTTTATAGAGAGACACATATGTACTAAGGTCTTAGTGTACTTATGTAATACAAAGACCTTAGGGTAGCAGTCGTGTCAAGTGCTACTCGACAAGGAGCCAATCTCGATTGATGGCGGAAACTCCCGCTGGCGGAGTATTACTCTCCATTAGCCAACGAAAGAAATCTTCGCCTTCCTCGTCTTTACCCTGAACGGACCGAGTGCCATTCTCGGCGACTCCCGCTACCTCCTCAGAGGTACCGTCGGGATGTGACCCTCCCGAGAGGTGAACTTCTCCCTGCAAAGCCAGTGTAGCAGTGGTGTCAAGTGCTTCCTCACGGTAGTCACAGGGGCAGTTGGGGCTTAGGCTCGTGCCCAAGCATTCCCCGAAGTGACACGGAGGGTTGGTCGCATTCTCGTCGTGCATAGTTACTCCTTTTCGCTCGATGTACCAGCCAAAGCAGCGCGAGCGATGCCCGCATAGAACTCGTCGTAACCGGCTCGCACCTGTTCCAGCGCGTCGCGTAGCTGCTGGTTCTCCGCCACAAGAACATCCCGTTCTCCCTCTACCTTGTCGATGTAGCGGAGCGTGATGCCTTCGGAGAGGTTGCGCGCAGCGTCTCGCTCGCGGCGGAGGGTGTCGGCGTGTCCGCTCATGTATCCTCCGGTGTATAGGCGACGCATATGGGGTCGCCCTCGATTATCGCTGTTTCGGGTTCGTCTCCCCAGGCTGGATCACGGTCGAAGAATGCACCACAATCCTCGCACATCCACCTATCGGGAGTTAGGACGACGCAATGATGCTCGGAGGATTCGATGACAGAATCATTCTCGAATTCATCCCTCACGAGATTTTCTCCGCAAGCGTGAGCAGCACGATGGCGATGCCACGGCAGACCTTGTACGTGGGCCAAATACAGCAGCGCCCAAATGGTCCAGCCACACGCCAATCGTTTGCGAGCGTTACTTGCCACTCCCCAAACCACAGGGCCAGCTTCCTACAGGCCGAGGGCATGAGTTAGGATTGCGAACGGCCATACCTTCTCGGACAGGAAATGCTCCAATAGGAACGCGCCGTAGGCGGTTAGGCAGCGGGCGCAGAACCTATGCCCGTGCGTCGAGCAGCGGCCGAAGTGCTGTGACATACTGCTCGATTCTCTTAGGCGAGAGAGCCGGTGCCGTATTGACTTCAAGGACGTACTCCTTTCCCTCGTGATCCACTACCATATCTACGGCTCCGAAGTCGAGGCCAAGAAGCTCAACGGCTTGGATTGCCGCTCTATGGCGGGACGCATTGAGGCCTCGCGCTGGCGTCTTGAATACATATCCGTGGGCGTGATTCTTGATGAAACCTCCTTCGGACAGATGGGGTCTTTCGAGATACTTCCTCTGAACGCTAACCACCATCCCTCGGACGACGTGAAGGCGATACTCGCGTTCATTGGGAATGAACTCAACGTACAGGTCGTGAGGTCCGAGTTGGTCTCCTTGGTCATATACTCGAATCCCACGACCTTGAAAGCCCTCACTTGTTCGGCCGAAAACAGTAGTTTCCCATTCTTCGGCGATACCTGAACTGACAGACCACCGAGGGATTGGACAATCAGTGTTGGCCAGCGCTTGAAACGTAGTACACTTTGAACTGGCGCGTCGGATTCCTTCGGCTGAGTTGAGAGTTGCGGGAGTCTCTCGGTCGGGGGATTCCACTCCTCCCCATCGGATTGCAATTTCCCATGCTCCCTTAGTGCGGGTATGGAAAGCGCAAGAGCCGAAGGGTAGGCCAAGCCCTTTCCCAATGAGTCTGCCCGTGGGACGCCCTGCTGCACGGAATGCGAGGACTCTGGGCACACTACTTCACCCCCTTCAAAATAAAGGTTTGGACAGCCTGCCGACAAGCGAAACAGAGATCGCCTTTCCAGATGATGAGGTTATTAGAGACACGCCTGACGGTAGTTTCGTCTACATCATGCGTATCGTTGCACCTATCGCAGTATGTTACGATTGCCACTATTTCACCTCCGTGATTACTACGCTGCCGTCCCTATACGCTGCTACGTCGGCGATTCCCTGCCTGCCTCGACAATGCGAATGGCAGAAGCGGTAGCCATCCAGCCCTGTGAAGTTAGCTGGGGCGTTGCACTTCGATGCGCCACACTTGTCCCAATGGGAACCGCAGTAAGCCTTCTGCTTGCCGACGAGAGCGTTCTCGACGACGAGCGAGATTGGCTTTTTGCAGGCCCGATTTCGTGTTCCCTTGCAGCAACAAGCAGTCTCCGTTACCGTAATGGTAACCTCGATCTCGCCCTTTACTTCTTTCGTAGCGCAGGGAATACACCCCACGCCTTTGAGATAGAAGCCGCTGCAATCCTCGCACCGTTGGAGAGTGGGATTCAAGGGATGCACGTTGTCCGGTTCTCGCTTGACAATTTCGACCCCGCAGGACTCCGTGGGCGCCCATACGCAAGCACCACAATGATCTCCATAGGAGAATTGTTCACTGTGCTCCTCGCAGACATACATGACGCGCTTCTTCTGCCCTGCGATCTCTTCGGAGTAGGCCGTCCAGGGGTACATCTGCTGATCGGCCAATTCCTGCGCTTCTTCCGCCGTGGTCGCCTGATCGGATTCCACTTCGGCGGTGATCTCATTCCAGTAATTCGTGACGATTTCCTCATTGAGCTTCTCGTATGCCTTGAGGAGTGCGAACTTGAGGCCGGTCATCCCGATCCCGAAGTCCTGACTCTTCGTTCCCGTGCGATACATGAGGAAGTCGATTGACCTCTGGGAGAGGCCCGTCTGATCGGAGAGTTCGGCGAGAGTGTAGCGATGGAGTTTGGCCTCGGTGTCAGCCCAATTCTCCAAATTCGCCCAATCCTCCGCTTTGACAGAAGGGAGGGTGATTCCTTCGATGGGGTCTTCCTCGCGCTTATTGCCGGAGTCTTTCTGCCATTCCTGGTGACACACGCGGTAGCAATCCTTGCAGATGGCGCCATATTTCAGGTGTGTCGTCATATCCTCGCCCAAGATGCCGTGCCCGCACATACAGTTGGGCCACTTGAGGTGGCCCTTCACATCGGCGAAGTCTACCTTGTCGTCATAGGATTCCCTGAGATCCCAGCGGCGGGCCAATTTGAACCCCTCCGGGGGATTGGCGCGGAAATCTGCGACGGCCTTCTTGTAGTCGTTCATGCTGTTGAATATCCCGTTCGTATCCCACGGGCGCCTGAATGACGCAGCGGGAGCGGGAGTACGGCCTCCTCGAATCCAGGCATATCCATTCTGTCTCTCGACAGGTGGCCGCTGAATGATGGGGCGTGGCTTGACCTTGAACTCGTGGACTTCGAGTGCCTTGTAGTCATCGGCGATGAGGAATTTCCCCTCACCTACGAACCGAATTTTGTCAGGCTTGGGCGGAGTTCCCACGAGATCGCCCCATGTGTCCTTGATGACTGAGGCTTCCGAGGCCCACACGATGCAGTTGTCATTCTCGAAAACATACAACGGGGACGAGGGACCCTTTACCAGCACGAGGCGGGAGGGATGCCCAATGGGGTCCATCGCAGCGAATGCGAACGATCCCCCCAACTTCTCGATTGCCTCACGAATAGTCTCCGGGGAACCCAGGCCGTGCTTGTCGAGTAGCGCCGGGATAATCTCCGAATCTACCTGAAAGCGTCTCTCGATTACCTCGTCCTTGAACAAGGCGTCATCATTGTTGATCGAGCCGTTGTGAATAGCGAAGCAGTTGTTGTAGCTGACGGGGTGGTTATTCCCCATCGTTGCTTCGTCGCCTTTCGTTTTGTATCTCGTGTGCAGGAGTACGGCCTGAACCCCAGCAGGAAATGGCTCCCTTTCCTTGATGAAATCCGTGGCGCACTTTGCTGCCTTGTCGAGTTTGACGGAGCCAGTCCATCCTACGGCCATGTAGCCCGTGGCGTGCTTACCCCGATGCTCGATTTCCAGCAGGAGGCGGTCGCAAAATAGCCCGATATTCTCCTGCGTTACCTTGACCCGTTTGTTCTTGAGGTATATGCCTGCGATGCCACACATTAGCGGCGTCCTGCTGCATTCCGATACGCTTGATCGGCCAACCGCTCCGCTGCGTTAAGATACCGCCGCTCAGGGGCCTGTCGCACGTAAAGGGGATCATTCAGGACGTTTCCAAACACCTTTCTCTCGGGCTTCTTGACAGCCAATTTCGTTGCTCTGATACAGGTGTTTCTCGGTGCTACCACCGTGCGATTCCTGGGCGACGGGAGTTCGCGCAATTCGTCGAGGAAGCCATCGGGAAACTCAATGTCAGTCTCGCCAAAGGCGTAAAGAAGGGAATCCTTCTCATTGGCGGAGAACACGAGCTTCTCGAAGATCCACCTGACGCGCTCCAACGCGACCTTCCGGTGTCCCAGGGTGGTATTCTTCCACTTCTCCTTCGTCCACCCGAATGTGGGGTACTCATCCTCTTCCACATTCGTCATCTCCTTGGGAGTATCCGCCCATGCGTGAAGTGACTGCATGAACGCGAGCCATCCGTGGAGAATGCGGGGATTCCCGGTGGAATTCCAGACGCGCCACTCGATTGTACATTTCGGGAGTACGCAGGTGCAATTACGGAGGTTGTCAGCCCCAGCGCCGCACGCGCAGTATTCCACCGCGTTTTGATACGGCTTGAAGTTGAGTCCGGTCATGCGATCCTGTCCCATGCACGCTCGGAATGCATTACTCTTGACGCCCCACGGACCCTTTGCGGTCGGGTGGGAATAACCCCTCCCGTTATTGGCCCGATCATGCCCAGGCACCAGCGTCCGGTGGCCGTAGGAGCATCCAGCGCCCGCGAGGCGGAAGATGACATCTTCGAGGTAGTTGTACCCCGTCACCAGCCGCCAGATGTTGTCCGTCGAGAAATTGTGGGCGTCAATGTGGATATGACCCCCGCAGTTGGCGTTATATTCCACTTTCCCCACCTTCTGCAAGGAACGCAGCTTGGCGAGAATTTCCTTGGCGGAGTTCGCGTGCTCGGTCTTATCGAATTGCAGGAGATACTGGATGAGTTCCCCGCCCGTTACCGAGCCGTCATGCTTGAGGAACGCGGGCCACGATGAGGTATCCGGGCACTTGGTCGAGTAACTCTCCACGTATCCCTCGCGGATGTAACCCGCATTGTAGAGAGTATTCGCAAGCGCGTGGGCATCCCCATCCACCTCGGTTTCGATGCTGATGACACGCACCGGACGATTCACGAGAGCAGTAAGACGGAGAGAGCCGCCCTTCGGCAATTCTCCCTCATCCCATTTCTCGTGAGGAATACGCTCGGCATCGATGCGGACACCCTGACAGGCACCGCAGAGTCGAACGCCGTCATCTTGCGGGAATACGTAGTCGGAAAATGCCGCACACTCTGTGCAGCGATGCTCCGCTTCGCACTCCTTGCAGACGAACTTCCCATCAGCCGCAACGAGCATTCCCGCCTCAGCGTGATATCGCCTGCAATACTTGCACCGCTTTCGGGGACAGCAAGTGAGGCACTTGTCCTTCTCATCCACGACTTGCGCGTGAATGCTGACGTATTCGGAGCATCCCTCACCCGCACAGGGTTTGCAGCAATTCGTGCAATATCGCTGTTTGGTGTCCCGTCCGCCGATGTAGTGGGAATCCAATCCTGTAGTCTCGCACCAGGAACACCTGTTGAGATAGGCGATCCCATTGCTACCAACGAAGTTGTATATTCCGAGGGAAACACGCTCCATTCTTCCGAACCTCGGCTGCCACTTGCCATCACCGAGCCACTTCTCCGTTTCTTCCCACGAATCAGTGGTCACTGTATAGCGGCAGGCGATTCTCCAACCCTCCTGGTGATACGGAGTTGCGAGTTCGGGCGTGAGGCCGTAATGTTTTTCTTTCGCCCAGGTGTATAGGGCATCGAAGGAGGTCTCATTGAATCCCCTTCCATCGGGGGCGAGATAACCTGCATCCTCGAATACCCATCCCTCCGGGGGCTGGACCACTCTACCGATAACCCTTTTCTGAATGGGCATTAGTAACCGTCCCCCGGTGCGCCCTCAAGATCGAGCGGCTCGGGGTTAGTGAGATAGGGGTCGGGAATTTCCACCCCATGCTCCAACGAGAGCGTCTGAGCCTCACGAATGAGGCCCTCCCGATACTGCCAGGGATAGGTGCAGAGATTTTGACACGCTCTCGTGATTGCCCGGTTTTCCAGACGGCCCTCAGCGAGCTTCTCCCGCCAATTCGGGCCAGCGTAATTTCCGACAGCTTCGTCGAGGGTGAGGTTGAGTGTCTCCAATGCCTCCAAGACCCTGTTGGAATAGAGCGCCTTTGTGGGGTGCTCCGTCCGGTGGTGGGACTTGATTTTCTCCAAGGCATCGTCCAAGTGATCTGCGTCGTCGAAGTCAAACGGGCACCCGCGACGCAAGCACCTGCCAAAGATAGCCAATTACTTCTCCTTTCCGATTCCGTTCAGCCACTCTGCAATACGCTTGCCATGTGAGCCGTCCGCCCCTAGCTGGGATTTGTTGCTCGCGGATAACAGAATAAGCCACTTGCTGTCGAACTTGAAGCGCCGACCTACGACCCTGATCGCCCCACGATTTTTGGCGAAATTGTCCTCGACAGCCTTTGCCGTCTTGACATACGCTGCCCACACATCCTCATCCACATCCTTCGGGCGTGTATTGACGCATTGGGCGGAGCCGATTTGATACGCGAAGGTATCGGCATCGTGGTAGTCACGATCTTGGAGCAGGAAGTCGTATGTGCAGGATGTGTAGCGAGCGGGTTTGTATTTCCCCGGTTCGTATTCCAATCCTGCCTTCTTGAAGCATTCCGTTACGACGGCGAGTGTGGGGTACGTGACATTCCACGTCTGCGCTGCGAGCGGAATTTCCTCCCCATTATCGCGGGGATGCTCCTTCTGCATCCATGATGCCTGCTTCGCGTGAAGGGTGCTGTGGGGGACGCCTGAGGGGTCGAAGAGGGCGAAGAAATACCAAATGCGCTCCTCGTGTGTCCAGACGTAATGGGCGCCCGCACAGTGGCCCATAAGGCTTCCCAGGGTCGCTGTGTCGTCGGGGTTATCGATGTAGCCGATGTACCACCCATCGTCCCATTCCTTCACGTGCTTGACATCGAGCCACTCGTACTCCTGCTTGGCACGGTCGCTCCCTCGCACGCCCTTGACTTTGGGCGCTTCATTGACGAACTCTCCTTCGAGGGGATTGAATGCGAATGCCTCAGGCACGGTCGAACTCCTTGATCTGACGGACTTCACCCCACGGGAAGAACAGCACCGTAAAACCGAGTGCATTCTCGCTCATTGCTGAGGGGGTGAGCTTCACGCCTTCCTGGGTATGCCGCACGACGACTTCGGCGGACTCGAACTCCACCATTTCGTCGGCCGTGACGACCCTCACGATTCTAGCCATTAACCTGAGTACCGAACGGCGTCAGGGTGAAGTCGTGGATGCAATTACCCCTACGTCCACACACATTCCCGTCCGCATTCAGCTTTTCGCACGCTTCCTGACGCGCTGCCCTGTCTTGGGCATTTGGAACTGCCTCGGCCAGAGCCTTGCACGTACATCCTCCGGCACATCCAGCGAGGTCAGCAAATCCGTTTTCGTCGCACACGAAAGTACCACCCTTTCTGTAACTGCATGATCGACGAGTCTCTGGCAGAACTTGATCCACGCGACAGCTTTCGTTGCATTGAGGCAACCCTCGTGCAGCCTGAACTCCACGGTCCCATGCTCGGGAATGCTCTGGAAATTCAGGCCCTTATTTCGGGTGCCCCAATCCTTATTCCATAGATCACCTCGCCAGTTGTCGTAACCCCTGATATTGCTGCCAAGTTTCTTGATTTGATTCTCCTGCAACGCCGAACACCGAGGCGACCTGAGGCGGTGGGAAGAACACATACGCGCGATGAGTTCCTGATTGTTGTACCAAGTACGGGCGAGGATTTTTGCTGCCTCCGTATCCTCCCCCAACTCCTTCGCGCCCACATGGACGTGCATCCCATCCGACTTCGTGATGTAGCAACCGAGGTCGAAGAGGAAATCCATGACTTTCGTGAGCTTATTGAAGCCCGCGTCGCCCTTGAGAATTGGCGTCCTAACTTCGACGCCCGAGCCGTCGCGACCAACACCGTAGCGCAATTTTGTCGCTTGTCCCGTTTGGACCGGGAATTTTGCGACGCGCATGGCTTCATAGACTGCGTAGTACGTTTGATTATTCCAGGGGTCGGTGCTGCTCGTGCGATACCCGCATTCGATTTCGACGCCGAAGGTCCGCTCACTTCTCACTGGCGAGCCTCCGTAATTCGGATGCGATATACGTCCCCACGAGTTTGATGACTGCCGTTCCATGGGGAACGTGCTTGTCCGATTTGGTCGAATTGTTATCGACCGAGTGGAACAAAGTAGCCATGTAACCCTTTCTGTCGTATTCCAGGGCACACGCTACAACCGGGAAAACCCGGCCTAGTGTGGTTAGAGCGACGTGCCTTCCAACCATGCTTGGTAGCGCATCTTGTCGTTCCAATGCGCCCACTCGAAGCCATTACGCTCCGCCAGGAGATAGCGGAAGTGGTAGTTGTAATCCGCATCTCCCACACGCATGATGTATTTGACGAATTTGTCCACGGGCACCTCGATCTCGCCCCCTTTGAGGGCGTACCACTCCCTTACGATGGCGTGGAAGGGTGCCATAGCCAGTTCGTCATTTCGTCCACGTACTTGTAGAATCCTCGCTCGCTGACCGATTGGCTCCGGCCAGAATGGTTGCAGGCTCCCAACGTCCCAGCAGCGACCATAGGGGGAATATTCCCCCTCCCTGACACACAGGATTGTCGCGTGCGGTATGCCTAGAGCGTCCCGTAACGAATACACTACGTGAACGTCTGAGAATTTCGCGTAGTTTTTCGTCCCGAGACAATGAGCCAGGAAGAATGTCTCAAGCCACCAATCCCACTGTGTGTCACAGCGCACAATGGAGTAGGCGTCTGTACGCCACACCTCCCGAGGATTCTCCCACGGAATCTCGATGTTGCTGATATCCCGTAGGCCATTCCGATAGGAACGTATCATCGCGCCCCTTACCTCAACTGACCTTATACAGCACCGGCCCCAGGCAGCGGGAACCATGCGGCCCGGTTTTCACGTCGATATTCGGAGTAATTCCTGGGACGCTGTACACGGAGTGGCCCCGATAGGTGGCGGAGTCAATCGCCGTGATAGTCGTACAGGAATACCAGAGCGTGTGTCCGAGGGCCAGGACATTGGTTCTGGTTTTGATGGAGCAGACGATACTTCCGGCGTCAATCCACGTCCCGAATCCACTTGTCTTTTCGAGACAGGAACCTACCGAAATTTGCGATGGCGCGAGATTGCAGGCGATGGACGTTCTGAACCCGATGTGATTCGGTTGCAGCGTGTTATCGAGTCCCCAAAACGTCGAGGCATCCGCTGAACAAATGAGACCTGCGGCTTGGGCGGAGGGAGGCGTAGCAAAAACATTTCCCACCACGACCGCGATTGCGAATACCACCACGACCGGCATCGTGAGCCACAAAATGATGCGGCGATGACGCTTACTCATGTGTTGCTCCTTTCAGTTACCCCATTATGGGGAATGCCTGGGCGGGGAATTGCACCCCACTATCTCCCGCAGCTATGCGGTGCTGAGTCTACCACAGCTTCCAGGCGTTGTGTTGCAAGTAGGTAGGGAGTTACAGCTTCACTCCGCAATCCCAATAGGCGTCAGACTGCATAAAAGGAGTCCACCCACCCGTCACTTGGCCCTTTCGGGCTAAAGCGGAGATCAAACGAGTATATATCCTCGCGCCTCGGCTGCTGGAAGTTTGACGCACTTCCGTGAGCTACCACGTGAAATTTGGTACGCGCCGCCCCTTATGTATCCCATCGCGGTCGCGTTTTGTCGGCGCAGCTTTTGTCGCCGACCCCATCCCCATTCGCCCTCGCGCTCACCTCTCAAGTTTTACCCCAAAAGGAGCAAGCGCCCCACACCGTCAAGCAGGGATAGGGCGAATAACGCGGAGCTACGTTCGGCCGTAATGGTGGCCGGGGGAAGCTAAGACTTTACTTGGTACAGGCAGTAATTCCACCGCGACATTCCCACATCGCGCCTGTGAATTTGCTTCACGAGTTCCCAGTTTTTCGGACACTGGGAGCCGTACTGATTCGGTGGGAGCGTTTCCGTGACATAGCACCGCTCCGTGTAACTCCACGTCCGCCTTGTGCGCGGGCCGTCATTTCGCAAATGCGTGGATGAGAGGATGTAGGAACCCTCATGGAGACACCGCCCCACAATGTCGAGGTCTTTTCGCCCCTGATTCCCATTCCCGCCGTCGTGGGCATTACTCATGTAGAGGAGATCGAATGGCCCGTGGGCCTCCAACTTCTCGAAATCCCCGTGAATAAAGCGCACTATGCCGAGTTTGCGAACGGCAGCCTTCTCGTATTTCCCGAGGCGCTCCCAATGCTGAGTGACAGCAGTTCCTAAGCGGTTATCGTCGTAGGGATCTCTGCGAATGAGACGATCCCCGATCCGGTCTGAATACGCCAAGTCGTCCCGAGCCGCGTAAATATCGGGAGGCAAGTCCTTTGATACCTCCTTCACGGCGGCTCCCGCTGTCGTGGGGTCTTTGAGACGCCGGAGCGTGCCCGCGTATCCCCACTTCTGCAACATGAGGTATTTCAAGATCGCGTATTGCAGCGATCCCCGATTGTGGTCGATGAGGACTAACTCCTCGCGCACCGTGGGTAGGAGGGAAAAAAATCCCACTTCCCCGCCCGAGCAAATTGCAGCCGCTCGATTGATGCGCTTGCCCTTGATGAGTTCACGCCAGATACCAATGTCCTCATTGGGACAGAGGTACGAGACGCCGAGCGTGTTGGGAATTTCGGACACATAGTTCAGCTTGGGTTGCTTTGCAACGGGAGGTTGCTCCTGTGTTGCGACGGTCATACTCCGAACTCCTCTAGTAATGCGAGTTCCTCGGGCGTGTATTCTGTGCCGAGAGCCTCGCAGGGTGGATACAACGGGGTTGATACGCAGGGGACGCCACAAATGAAGCAAATTTCCCCTGCCTCGCCTACCATAGCGCTGAGGCACTTGGGGCAGACAATCCAGTGATCGAATTCCGTATTCGATTTATCCATAGTTCCTCACGATCTTCCAGTAGGCATTGGCCGAGTGCTTTCCCGTCCAGCAGCCGCCGGATTTGACGTGATTTGTGTCGGTGACGCGCGGAGCGCCCTCGTTATTTCGGTGATGGTAGCAGACGCTAAAACGCCTTCCCTGGTATTCCTGAGGGTATACGTCTGCCACGATGACGTACACGATATCCGCCAACGCTATGTCGAGGTTGCGTGCTTTATAGCCATAGCGCCCTGGGGGATTCCACTGATTAACCTCGGGCACCTTGAGGTCGAGCGGGATGCCCAACTCAGTCGCCATTTCCTCCGCCCAGATGTCAATTCCACCCACGGGTGAGTGTCCTGACACCATAGACGTAGCATGGTCACCCAGGAGAATTTCCCGAATGAGTGCCTTTGCGACGACTTCTCCCAATACCGTGAATTTGTCGGTGCCGTTGCCGACAATACCGACGCTACTCATGGCTTGGGGGTTGTGGGAACATACCGAAAATCCCCTTACAGCGTTTGCAGAGTAGAATACGACGAAGATAGCTCTTTGAGCGATCAGGCTCGACTACCAATTCCTCGTACTCCCCACCACAATTTACACAATCGAGCAGGGGTTTGTTGCCGGTGGGCACCCATTTGTAGGCGCTCATACGCCGAACTCCTCAAGCAGCGCAAGCTCCGCTTCCGTGTATTCGACTTCCAACTCCGCGAGCGGGAACTCGCAATTCGCACACAGCTTGGGAGGTCGTCCAGGCTTTCCCGTGCGTGCAATACCCTCGCCACAGCGTTCGCATGGATGAGGATACACGCCCTCAGCGGATTCCTCGTGCTTCTCAGCACGCTGTCCCTTGAGGTAGTAATCGAGTTCCGCCAAATGCCCCCTGAAATGGGCATCGAGCGGTACACTCTCGGGGAGGTATTTCCCACACGCCTTACACGCGACCTCGCCCGAGGCTGCACGCAAGCATAAATATCCCTCCTGCCGAATTAGTGCGACTCCGACGGCATTGAGGAAGATGGGCACCCATTTCCCGTGATCGAGTGCGAGCGGCTTCCCGTGGTCTGAGACGCCCATTACCAACCTCCTGTATCGGCACAAAGAGCCGCAGTAACAGCGGCAGCGAATCCAAGTACAGCAACTCCAACGGCCCAAATTTCAGCCCATGGAGTCGGGAGAAGTACACATCCTGCAATATAGCCGCCGATGATTGCGGCTAGGAGCACGAGTGCAAGAAGGACGATGACGTACAGGATCAATGCATTCTTCATTAGAGCACCGCCAGATAGCGTTCCATTGCCTCAAAGCCCTCAAGGCAATACCTTGGGAATACGGTGCAATCACGGCTTTCCTCTTCCAGTTTGAGTGGGAGGCACCGCGCCTCAAACCCATTCTCACGGGCCGAGAGAGCGTATTCCTCGGTGCATTCCACCCATAACGTGCCAGTCCACACGGCCCACATCACCGCACCGCCGTCCTGAGTGCGTCGCACTCCGCCTGGAAGGTGATTCCGGCGACGAGGGCGCTATTGCAGGTGTAGAGATTGCCCTTGGTCTTGCCACCGCGCGAGCGGCCGACGCGAATCCAGCACGCGACGCCTGCCTTGGACAGCCGATTCGCCTTCTCGATGTGACGCGACATTTCGCCAGCCTGGATCATTTTGCCCGCATTGGCGATCTGCTTGGGCGAGTGACCCTCCACGCGCACGCCATTGAGCGTCTGCTCGCCGACGAAGTAACACGCACGGATTTCGCGCTTGATGCGCCTCCCCGTCTCGATGACAGCGAGGTCGTCCAATTCCCGCTGCCTGAGGCGCTCCGCGTCTGCCTTGACCCGCTTGGGGTCTGGGGGATTGAATCCCATTACTGCGACCCCCCACCGATGAACGCCCAGGCCAGCAGCGTCCGAACACGCGCGGGCGTGTACCCGCGAATGATGAGCCGAAGCCTGAAAGCCTCGGGATCGCTATGCACGAACATTGTCGCCTCCTTAGCGACGATTACGGTGCCATACCTACGGACACCGGAAGTGCCCTCCATTGGGGGGCACAACCGCTGCCTTAGGCGTTCTTGGCAGTCCAGATGGCGACGTGCGCCTCACCCTTGGTGAAGTGCGGGGTGAGCAGCCCGAGCGCATTGAGGGTGTAAAGCTGACCACTCGACGCATCCGCGCCGGGGTCCTTGCCCTCGAATGGCGGGCACACATTCGCTTCCTCGTCCTCGTCGTCCTCCTCGACCTCGACGATGGAGCCGACGCCGTTACCGCCCGAATTGGCAGCGGTGACGATTGCCGCCAACTGCTCGGGATTGGCACCTGCGGTGATTGCCGCAGTCAGGAGGGAAGTCACGTCCACGTCGGTCGTGGGCGTGGCAATGGTCTCGACGACCGGAGCCGGAGTCGGCGTGGTCGGCGTGCTTTCGATGGTCGAGGGCGTCTGCCCCAGCTCATCGGCGTACTTGTTGCAATAGAAGCGGAGGGCCTGCGAGGGGCGCTTGAATGTCCCCTTGTTCCGTCCCCGCGTCTTGAGGCCGCCGATCTCAACGACAGCCGCGTAGAGGTCCTGCAACTGCTGCAAGCCATTCGTGCCATTATTCGTGTTCTTGGCGAGCGCCGCGAACCACGAATCGAACCCTGCCTGCGTGCCATCGGCGAGGGCGGTGATGATGTGCTGCTTGACTGCTGAAGCCATTAGAGGCTCCTTCCTGGTAGCCGTGAAGCTACCGACGGTTGGCGTCACATTATGCGAACGCCACTCCCCTATGTGCATTGCACGATGGGGAAGTGTAGCGAGGGGGGCGAACCCAATTCTGTGCCCATGCTTGGCACGCTCGCTACACGACGATCAAATCCGTATTCAGTGTTCTATGCGCCATTGGCGTCACGAACAGAGGCTCGCTTGAATACCGCTCCGCATTGTATAGGGACGCCGAGTTCCTATCCAGCTACATACCCGATTGGGAAACCGTGTAACTCTTTCGCATTACCTCGTCGTAGCCTAGCTGCGAGAGCCTATCACATTCCATTTTCTGACGCTTTCCATTACGTCTTGGCTGGTCGGGTTCCGAACCTCCTAAGTTGGCGCCACCTGTCCGAGCAGGACTCTTACGCCTGGGGAATCATACCAAGTGTCCATCGGTGGACACTCAAGCTACCATGCTCCCACGGATTACCCTAACACCTACGTGCGAGGCCACCATTGGCGATCCTCACTTTCGACGGCAAGCAAGCTGTGCAACCCACTTACCATTGGCCTTCTCCGTTGTAGGTAGACAACTTCACATGAGCACCCATTAGATTGCGGTGACTCGCTGCTTCGTCCTTCCCTTGACGGTGCCTATGAAATAGCGTGACCGGCTTGGCCGACCCACCCTATTAGCTTGGCGGCGATGCCGACCGAGCCGATGCACACTCTAGACCACCCGGCACCCCCTGTCTATCCCCCAAAAGGGTGATCTTGAAAAACCCCTCGTTTGCAGGCTTTTAGTGGTTGTAAGGGGGGTTAGTGGTCACTAACTTAGGGGTCGCCCCCTGTGCGCGTGTGTGCGCGGGGGAATATATGCGCGCATGATTGCTTGGCGTGTGCGTGTGTGCGTGCGCCTACCTAATTTTATTCCGCTTGCACGTGATTTTATCACGCTTGGGTGCGTGATTTTATACCGCTTGGGCGATATTCCCATCGTGCGCGCGGGCGTGCGGGCGCGTGTGCGCGTGCGCGCGTAGGTGCGCGTGCGCGTAGGGGTGCGCGTAATGGATACGCGCGGGCACGTAGGCGCGGGCACGTAGGCGCGGGCACGTAGGCGCGGGCACGTAGGCGCGGGCACGTAGGCGCGGGCGCATGACGTGCTGGCAAGCACGAGGAAGCGCCGATGTGGGGATTCGGGGTGCGCGCAGGGTACGGGGATACCCCTAGAACGCCATAGGAGCGCCGTAGGCACGATGGTAGCCGGAATCAATGTCAGGAGTAGGGGTAGGGGTCCGCAGGCGCTTAGAATGGCTTAGAACGCCTCAGGCCGAAATCGCCCCCGGAACGCAAGAACGCCCGCTTGCGCGGGCGCTCCTGCCGATTAGGTGAGGGGTGATGCTAGGCGAGAACTGAGGAGACCACGTCATCCGCATACGCGGTGACGATGTGATTCGTCACGCCGTTCTTGCCAGGGTAGGAGAATGCCGCGCCGCACGTAGTGGGGATCGAGTGCTTATCGATTGCCCACCGCTTCCACGTATACGTGCGGATCTTGACGGGCTTGGCCGCCGCCTTGGCCGCCTTGGCCGCCTTCGTGCGCCCGTCCACCTTCCGCGCGGGGAGAGAGGGGGGACCGGGATTCGTGGACACCTCGGCAACCGGCTCGGTTGCAAGGGTGGTGCCATTGAACGCGCTGACAATCGCGCTCAACTGTTCGGGCGATGCGCCTGCCGCGACCGCTGCCGAGATGAGATCCGTGATGCCTGCCATGTGAATCCTCCTGCTACCGACCGGCGGGATTGCCGATCGAGTCCCACCTTGGACGAGCGCCGACCCCAGCGCAATCCCCCAAAAGGGTGAGTTTTCGGCGAAAAAGGCCGCTATTTGCGGACTTCTGCCTCGCGTAGCGCGGGGGTGCGCCCGCGTGATGACAGGCGCGAGCACGCACGCGATAACACGCGCTATGCACGCGCACCATGCACGCGATGACACGCGCATGACGCGCGCGCGTTAGGAAGCAATCCACTCGGCTGACGACGATGGGCACACTCTCACATCGCGGGGTTTTAATTCCCACGCGAATGGTAACCGCGCGGAAAACACACACGCGCGAGTGCGAACCCCGTTGTGGCAGTACTTGCGATCTTTTTGATTCTACGTAAGGGATTCTTAGACCCTACCCCCTCTTTTCCCCAGGGTCAGAAAGAGGGTCCATAGGTAGGTCAATAGGGGGATCATAAGGGGAGCAGAACTCCCCACTTGGACCCCCTATGCACGATGTCGCCGCGAAAGTGCCCCCATATAAAATAAAAAACCCGCTATTTGCGACATTTCTACAGAAAAGTTCCGAACAAAATCCCACTTCGTGCGATTATATATATAGAGGGTTATTTAAACCCCTCGGGTAGCACACTCTTCGCGGCTCCCTAAAGGGGCCGCAGGACTCAGTTACCAAGCGAAGTGTATCCCCACGTCTGGGGATCACTTAGCGTTACTTAATAGAGGCGACTTGCGCCTTCATATCCTTCCTTTAAGGAGAACTAATGGCACATACCTTCGCTGGCTCGCACGCCCTCGGTGCGCTACAGCAGGTTGCAGGCGCGCTCCGTGAGTCTGCTACCAACCTCACGTTTGATCCCGCAGGCACATATGCCACGGGCGGGATTCCAGTTACCCCAGCCAATGTCGGCCTCTCGACCATCCTCTTTATGATCCCGGCAGTCTTCGACAACGGCTACTATGGTGTATATGTGAACTCCACTGCCAAGATCAAGGTATTCTCGGCGGCAGGTACGGAACTCGCCAATGCCTCTGCTGCCCTTCAGGGTGCCAAGGCACTCCTTCAGGCGAGTGGAACCTAATATGGCTTTCGATATCCATATCAAGGGCGAGGATTCCCTCGATGACGGCGAGAAGGTTGCCTTCGAGCGCCACCTCGTCGAAGAGGTCCGCGCATTCGTGGCCCGCTTCGCTGTCAAGCCGGGCGTCTCTGTGACCGATGGCTCGGTTGCCGTCGATACCCAGGACGAAGTTTCTTTCAAGCCAGTGGAAGAGGTCGCCGAAGATGGCTAAACTATCCGCACGAGAGCGGAGCGCCCTCCCGGCCTCCGCTTTCGTCTACCCCGACACTCGGGAGTTCCCAATCCCGGATCGCTCTCACGCCTATGATGCCCTGCGAATGGCGGGTCATGCCCCAGACGGCGGCGCGAGGGTGAAGGAAGAAGTCTGTAAGCGTTTCTCCATTGGCTGCTCTGGGGCTGAGGTTCAGTAACTATGGCTAATCCCCGCCGCGCTCCCTCCGTGGCGGAGTTCGACAGGAATTTTCAGCTCAATGCAAAACTCTCCATCGAGATTGAGACCTTTGATCGCCGCTGTGCCCAGAACACCTCCATTGCTCCTACCTCTGGGGACATCCGCCTCTATCAGGCCATGGGGATTGCTGGTGACATCCTCTCGAATATCTCCGCCTACATCGTTACCACTGGAACATCTGTCACCCTCCTCAAGTACGGCATCTGGGATCAGAACGGCAACCTCCTGGGTTCAACGGGAGACCTCTCTGCCTCTCAGGGTTCCCAGATGTGGCTCACGGGCGTCCTCTCTACCCCCGTCGTACTCACACAGAGTCAGCCCATCTACCTGGGATTAATCTGTGTCGCGGCGACGCCACCTACCTTCGTGAACAATGCCGTCTCCCACACCCACTGGAACCAACTCCCCACAGGTCCCGGACTCGCTATGGCCTACGCCATTGCAGGACAGGCAGACATTGCCTCCGTCTCCCTCCCCGCCAATGCTACCGGCGCAGGGAGTCCCATCTACATGATGGCCTGGTAAAGAAAGGTATACATGAGTTCACCCAATAGTAACTCCGCCGACATGAACTCTTGGCTGGCTAAGGCCAATGCCGCGCAGTTCACTCCCTCGCGGGAGTTCGGCAACCCCTCGGCTGAGTCCGAGCAGGAGAATCCCTCCGATCAGGGAGTGTCAGGTGCAGGACGAGACGTATCCTCAGACGGATCGCTCGACGACTCCAACTAAAGGCCGAGAAGCCACTCACCTTCGCCGCGAGATTGACGATGAGCTAGACTTCTATACATCCACCATCTCTACCACCGGGAAAGGTTATGTCTTTCGGAATTCGTATATCGAGTGGCAAGACGGGTATGGGCGGGACGAACGCCGGATGGAGAAAGATTAAGATACTCTCCGAGTGGCAATGCTCCTGCGGCGTATATAACGCCAAGCATTGGAATCTCTGCCCACTTTGTCACGCCCGGAGACCTGATGCTAGATAACCCCTTCTTCCAATTCGGGGAATTCTGTGAGGGCTGCAAGCGTTGGTACAACCCCTCATCCCCCCACATCTGTGATGTAGGTGTACAGGATAAAGTTACTGAGCGAAAGAAGGTTGTCCGGTGGCTAGGCGACAACCTCTTTAAAGTACATAACATCAAATAAGGAGCCAGATGCCTGACTACAAAGCAGGGAGTTCTCTCCCCGTCGATGGTCAGGGTATTGCAGATTTGATGTCGCGTTACGTCCTCAAGTTTGCGTGGTTCTATTCCCGCCCCACACCGTACAAGCCCCACTACTGGCAGACGCTCTTTCATGCCAATACAGATCCCTCCACAGATCGCGTGTGTCGATATCGCCACCTCGTCGCCGGAAGACGGGGAGGTAAGACGCTCTCTGCTGCGTGGGACACCCTCTATTACTTCTGGCATCCCCAGGCTTTCCACATGGATCACCACGGGATTGACTCCTCCAAACCACTCCACGGGTGGGTACTCACTGAAGATTATCCCCTGGGAATGGCTGCGCTGATGACCTTCCGGGAGACACTAGCTGCCGCTGGCCTCGTGCCAGGGGAGGATTACAAGGAACATAGAGGGAATCGCTATATCGAGTTCAAGAACGGCTCCTTCCTCCAATTCAAGACCGCAGATAACCCCGAGATGCTTCGTGGTGCCGGTCTCGATTGGCTCTGGATGGACGAGGCTGCCTTCATTAGCCAGCGTCGCGCGTGGGAAGTGAGCCGTCCTGCTCTCGCCGATAAGATCGGTCGTCTCGTTACCACGACTACTCCTAACGGAAAGAACTGGCTATATGATGAGTTCTGGACTGGGAAGGCTGTTCACAATCCTGCACATGGGCGCGTCGAATACCGCTCCCTCGATAATCCCTACTTCGCTACCGAGGAGTGGCAGGCTGCTCTCGAAGACTATCACCCCATGCTGTTTCGGCAGGAGTTTATGGCTTCCTTTGACTCCATGGCGGGCAAGGAACTCTCTGGCGATTGGCTTAAGTATTACGAGATCGCAGAACTACCCCGCAAGGATGCAAGTCTCCCGCCTTCGCCCGAAAATCTCAATCTCAACATATTCGTTGGCGTTGATCCCGCTATTTCTCTGGCGGACACAGCGGATCGCTTCGCTATTACTGCAATTGGGGTCACGTCGCAGCGTGATCGAGTCTACCTTCTGGATCAGTGGGCGGGTCGTCTACCTTTCCCTGAGCAGGTGGACAAGATCAACGAGTGGTTTATCAAGTGGCGTCCTCATTACATTGGAATTGAGAAAGTGGCTTATCAGGCCGCCCTTGCACAGCAGGTTTCACGCCTTGAGGGATTCCCTCCTGTTGTCCCCATTATCCGAAAAGGAAAGAAGTTTGAGCGCATTCTCTCGATGGCACCCCTGTTCAGGATTGGGAAAGTGCGCGTGCGAAAGGAGTTCGCTGACTTCATCAATGAGTGGGTAGACTACGATAGCACACTCAAGAATCCCAAGGACGACTGCCTTGACTCCATGGAGATCACCCTCTCCCTCGCGGGCGTCCTCCTCCCCAATATTGCTACGTCACGACCTTCGGACTACTCCCTCGATCAAGTAGACAACTCCATCGAGGCTATCAGACGACGTGATCTCCCAACCACCGTTGGCGCAGATGCATCCGGTATGGATGAACACCTGGGCGCGGATTGGTAGACGAAAGGAAGATACCTTGGAAGTCCTACACCCTACTGCACTCCTGGGGGAACCCAATATGTGCATCATCTGCGAGGAGACGCCTAAGCCCTCTGAGCAGAGTGTAATCGACACTGAGCATACCATGATCGCCCCCTTCTCGGACAACGTATGGCATAAGTACATCTGCGAGAAGTGTGGCCTTGAGATCGCCAATCGCCTGGGGTACATCTCCAATAAGCAGGCAAAGGCTGCATTCGATGCCGCCGAGGCCGCTGCGAATCGCCTCAACGTCGTGAGAGAGAAAGTCCTCTCCGCCGCTGAGGATATTCACTCATTCGCTACGGATGTCACCCTGGGTAATGAACGCTCAACTGTCGGAAAAACTGTCGAAGGAGAAGTCGTTGAACCTGCCACGCTCCCCGCTAGTGAAAAGAAGGCGGCTGCAAGAAAACCGAAGGTTGCTGTCGGCAGCACTTCTACTGATTGACAGCCGTAATCAGGAGATCGAGGAACTCCGGTATCTCCTCTGGGCCGCAGAGACGGAGGTAGCTTCCATTCACGAGGCTGCCGCCCGCGTAGCGGCCGAGGCCGAGAAGGAGGTTGTCGAACCCACTCTCGCATTCATGAACCAGCCCCTCTATATGTCAGAGGAGCAGGAGGATGTCCAGTGGCAACTCGATAATGACCTCATTTCACGCAAGACGGCGGAGGCGCTCCTCAAGGATCTTGAGTTCGAGAACGCCGAAGTTCACCTTGCCGATGAGTATTCCTATGAGAACTTCCACTACTAAGGAGGGATAGATGGCCGCACCAACGTATGCCGGTTCTTCTAGTATCCCTCAGACGAATATGCCGGATCTCTCTAGCATTACTCGTCTCAACACTGTGGATTCTCTTAACAAGAAGGTGGACCAACTCCGCCGCTACAGGCAGCCGCTTGAGAATCAGTGGAAGTTGAATCTGGCCTTCTACAAGGGGAAGCAGTATGCCTACTTCAACAGGGCAACTCGACGCCTTGAATCACTACCAATCGACGATGGCGAAAAACCTCGCTATAGAGTTAGGCTGGTTAGTAACCAAATTATCACAGGGGCCACCTCCCTACTCTCTAAACTCACCAAGACCCGTCCCGAGTTCTACGCAGAGCCGGGATCAGGAAGTGATGCCGACGTAAAGGCCGCTCAGATGGCGGAGACGCTATTCGAGTATTGGTGGGATGATCTCTTCCTCGACGATATGTTGGAGGAGGCTCTCCTGTGGGCGATCATCGCCGGACAGGGTTGGTGGCGTATGTCGTGGGACGCCCAGGCCGGGAAGTCCATGACTTTCTGCCTCGACCCCCATGGTAAGCCCATCACAGACGACACAATAAAGGATCTCTTCTATGCACAGTTGGAGCAGGCAGGCGTTGAACCCCAGGAGAAGACGGTATACCTTGGTGACGTTCGCGTTGATTCCTGCTCTCCCTTTGATGTCTACATTGATCCCACTGTCCGCAACTGGCCTGATGCTAAGTATGCTATCTGCGTATACCACCTCTCGGCGGACGAAGTAAACTCCCGCTGGAAGGTAAACCTCACACCGGACTCCCTCGCTACGGCACCGGACAATATGCTCCCCATGAGCAATGCCCCGGATGCCCAGCAGCCCGACGCCATCAACGTCTACTACGGCTACTTCAAGCCCTCGGCAATTCAGCCGAAGGGCCGTCTTGTCGTGTGGTCAAAGACGAGAATTCTTGAGGATGGCCCGTGGCCCTTCCCCTTCCATGATCTCCCCCTAGTGAAGTTTCCGGGACTCCGTATTCCGGGTTCCCCCTACGACTCCTCGGTTGTCGAGCACGCTCTCCCGATGCAGAAGGAACTCAATAAGACGCTTTCGCAGATTGTTGAGTACAAGAACCTCACGGTGAAACCGCGTGTGTGGGCACCTACCGGGAGCATCACGACTCGCCTCACGAGCGAGCCGGGTGCCCTCTATGAGTACAACCCCATTGGCGACCACAAGCCGGAGATCGAGCAGCTTCCGGCCATTCCTCCCTACATCTTCGAACATCTGAACAACATCAAGGAAGCTCTCCAAGATGTCTTCTTCATCACGGATGTCACTGAGGGCACCGTGCCTCCGAATGTCGAGGCCGGTATCGCCATTGATCTCCTACAGGAAATGGCTACGGATCGCCTCGCCCCGATGATTAAACTCATCGAGCACTCCCTGGGGCAGGCGGGGCAGCTTCTCCTCATGTTCGCCCAGAAGTTCTACATCGAACCCCGCCTAATGAAGTTGCAGGGATCTGGGGGTTCAACCCAGGTCAAGCGATTCACACAGGCGGATATCGATGGCTCCATCTCCATTCGTGCCCGCGTAGGTTCAGGTCTCCCGCGTACACGCGCGGGTAAGCAGGCCCTCATCCTCAACCTCGTGGATAAGGGTATCATGGACCCCTCGGAGGCGTATAAGCATCTTGACCTCGGCGATATGACCGGGGTGGCGAAGATGCTGCGCTCTGACGAGGATCAGGCTTTCAGGGAGCACGACAAGTTGATCCAGGGGCAGCCCATCAATATGATCGCATACTCCCAGGCTATGACGCAGGCGGAGAGCGGTCAGATGACCGACCCCGATACGGGGCAACCGATTCAAGATCCCCAGGCGATGCAGACGGCCCTCTCGAACGCGGGTCTACAGCCGCATCCCTATGAGAACTTCGAGTCTCATATGTCGTCCCATGCACTCTTTATGAAGTCCCCTGAGTTCGAGGCATTGCCGCTAGAGGTACAGGAGGCGTTCCAGACTCACTACGTCCAGACCCTTCAGACCTACCTCAAGCTGCCGAAGCCGGTTCAGTATCAGGCAGTCCGCCCGACGTTGCAGATCAAGTCCACTATCGGACCCACGGGCGCTGCTGACATCCTTAACCGTGCTGGTGTCATGGACATTGATCCTCAAACGATGGCTGAACCCCCGCTCGATACGTGGGTCTCAGACGACCTGACCTCGCCTCTGGCGCAGAATTCAGGGAATACGACTGGGCCGCAGGCAGAAATGCAGGCGGCTCAGACGGCCAACAATATCTCTCAGGATCAGCAGGCTCATACGCAGAAGCAGCAGGCGCTCGCCGCCGAACACGCTGCCAAGGCGCAGCAGGAAGCACACTCCAACGCACAGTCAGCTAATGAGCAGAATCAGATGCACGCCATTAGAGCGGTGCAGGAGCAGCACAAGGCCCGTATGTTCGCTGCACAGGCCGACCTCGCTGAGCGTACTGCGCGTGAGAAAAAGGTTAATCCTACGCCAGCGGCCCCTAAGAAGTAATGGCCGTTACTAAGCGCAGGACATACTCGGATAACGACAAAGCACTCATCTTTGCCGAACTTGAGATGTCGGAGGGAAACATCAGAAGGACCTCTCGCAACCTCAACATTCCGATCAGTACCGTCCGCTACTTCAAGCAACAATGGGAGACGGAGGGGGTGCCGAAGGAAATCGCTGAGGCTATCCCCACCGTTGTTCAGGAGTTCGTCGATGACGCCGAGCGCGTCCGCGATAAACTCCTCATTGCTCTTGAGCAGAAGGTGGACAGTCGGGACATTAACGCCCGAGAAATCGTCACGGCTCTTGGAGTCCTGACGGACAAAATCCGCGCCATGCGCGGTTTGGATGCCCGGAAGGTCGAGCATTCAATATCCCTACCGGATGCCGAGGAAATGCGCGCTCTTTTTCAGGGAGTCATTTCCGAAGTAGTCGGTGCAGCGCAGACTCGCAACGACGAGTTGGAGGATGCGGAAATCGTAGAAGGTACATGGGAACCAGCGAGCACTCAGGCCGCACTCCCTCGTGCCCCAAATACGGAGGGTAGTTAATGCCCATTGAGAACGAAGATCAGGCTATTCAGGCACTCGCAGACGCCGGAGCAATTGACGACGGAACGAGCCAGCCGCAGCCAGTAACACCCCCGGACGATCAGGCCCAGGTCCCAGACCAGCCGAGAATCGACCCAGCCACCCTTAACCTTCCCCCAGAGGCGCAGGCATATCTTGACCAGCGTGAGCGGGAAATGCAGGGTGACTACACTCGGAAGACTCAGGAGGTCGCCGAGCAGCGCCGTGAGGCGGAACAGGCCATGGAGTTCATCAATGCCCTGAATACCGATCCCTCATTCGCGCAACAGGTAGCTCAGACGCTCTCGCAGTCATTGCAGCAGCAGGGGTACTCCGCACAGGAGGCCGATGCCTATGCAGCCGGACAGGGCGAGTTTGCGGACGATACCTTTGTTGATCCCTATATGGACAAGATCAATCAGCTTGAGAATTGGGCACAGCAGCAGGAGCAGCGGTATGCGGTAGCAAACGCCGAGGCGCAGATTCACGCGGGTATCAATGCCATTCGTGCAGAGAATCCCTCGTACTCTGACGACGACATCAAGGATGTCCTAACCATGGCCTTTGCCTACAACGGTGATGTGGTTCAGGCACACGATGCGTACAAGAACATTACGCAGCGGGTGACTGAGGGCTACATCAATCAGAAAGCAGCCGTCCCTAGCCAGCTTAATGCCCCCTCATCTGCTGGTCATGCCGAGATTCCGCCGGAGGGATTCACGTCTCTCAACGACCCCCGCCTTGAGGAAGCCGCTAAGCGGATGCTCAACGAGGCCGGGGCACAGTGGTAGAACTATAGGGTCGTCCCTATATTGTGTGTGAATTGAGGTAGCTATGGCTGGTGCTACTGCTACCCTCACAACGCTTGCGAATATCCTTAAGGAGTTGTACCTGCCGCCGGTCGTAGACCAGCTTAACAATCAGGTGCTTATCCTTCAGCGGCTTGAGCCGCGCTCGCAGGAGTTGGTGGGTAACGAAGCCGTCGTGCCGCTGCACACGAGTCGGTCGGGTGGTATTGGTTCTCGTGCTGAGAACGCTGCCCTTCCCGCCTCGGGTTCGCAGGCGTTTGCGAAGGCTGTATTTGATCTCAAGTACCACTATGGTTCGATCTCTGTCACGGGCGTCGCAATGGCGAAGACCGCTAATACGGCTGGTGCCTTCCTTAAGGCACTTCAGGCCGAGCTTGACGGTATCCGCCGCGACCTCACCCTCGACGTAGGCCGTCAGGCTTACGGCGCAGGCGATGGCAAGATTGCAACCTGTGGTACTACTACCGCTTCTACTACGGTGGTTCTCGCTTCGGCTGAGGCCATCCGTAAGGGTTCGCTCTACATCGGTATGGTGATCGACATTGGTACGGCGGCTGCGCCGACGTCCATTGCTTCGGCTGTCACCATCACCGCTGTGAACGTGGCGGGTCCCTCTATCGTGGTCTCGGGTTCGGCGGTTACTACGTCGGGCGCGAACTTCGTCTTCCGCAGCGGTAACGCTGTGGATGCGACCCATGTGAACGAGTTGATTGGCCTTCAGGGTCTCATCTCGCAGGCGGCTAACGTCGTCGGCGGGATTGATGCCTCCCAGGCTGCCAACTCGTACTGGGATAACCTCCGTACTAACCTCGCGGGTACTCTTACCCTCGATTCGCTGCTTCAGGCGTACAACCAGGTCCAGATCGCCGGTGGAGAGGCTTCCGCTATGATCTGTACTCCGGGTATGCAGAGGGCTTACTTCAAGCTCTTGCAGGCCCAGGTTCGCTACGTCGAGCCGCTTACCATCAAGGGCGGATTCCAGGTCCTTGAGTTCATGGGCAAGCCGTTCATCGCTGATCGTCTCGCCCCGTTCGGTTCCATCTTCTTCCTCGACGAAGAGTTCATCAAGGTCTTCTCGACCGGTGATTGGCACTTCCTCGACGAAGATGGCAATACCCTCAAGTGGGTTGTCGGGTTCGATGCGTGGCAGGCTGTGCTTGCTCGCTATATGAACCTCGGTGTCTCGCGCAGGAACGTGCAGTTCGTTCTGTACGGCCTTACGGACGATCCCAACGGCTTCTAGGCCGTTAGCCCTGGCGGGAGGCTTCGTATCCCGCCCTAAGTTTATGAACAAGAATAAGAACAACATCTGGGTTCCTGAGGCATTCGGTCACCGTGAAGTTACCCGTGTCCGCAACGCTGTTCGGGAATATGATCCCAACCTCGATTTCGGGAAGAACGAGGTTACGGGTCAGTGGTGTATCTTCCTGAAACGCGGAACTACCCAGGCGGCGCAGGAAGTTGATCTTCCCGTGATCGGTTTCAATGATATCCCGCATCCCGATGATGCAGTTCGGAAGTTGCATGAGTCTGATGCCCTCAGAACGGGCAATGAGATTCTCGATAAGATCACAAAGAACAACGAAGACATCGAGGCACGGCGCGAAGTTGCTGCACAGGAAGCGAGCGCACAGGCTGCCGAGGGCTTCGATTGGGGCTTCCGCCAGATGGGGAAAGCCCCCCACACCAAAATATTCATCCCAGGAAAATAGGAGGTAACCATGCAGTATCCTGGA